GCCAATTACCTTAAGCTGAGCTGAGTTCGTACTTAATGTAGAATCATTTAGCTCTGCTTTAGATACATAGTTAGCTGAGTTACCTGCAGTTAACTCGATATCCGCGTTGTTAAACACATCAGTCTGCTCTGAAGCAGCTGTGTTGTTTGACTGGATCTCGAATCTTTCATACGGATCGTCTGCTACGAAAGCCACAATGTCGCTAGCGTTAACTTGCTCATAGTGGTTATTCCATGTTGGCTTTTTTGTTGTTGGATCAGTATAGAATACACCGTTTAATGAACCTAGTATATTTCCACCTGCAGCACCTTGATCTATTGTTCCATCTGCAGTTGCTTTAACTGGGTCTTGGAAATAGATAGTTGTGCTATCGTTAGCTTTGATACTATATTCACTTAAACCTTGGTTGTCTCTATTCTGACCTACTTTTCCGATTGGTCTTAGACCAAACGCTGCATCTTTATTTGCCATAGTAGTTGTCCTCCTTAGACAGTTATTAGTTTAAGTGTACTCTGTTGGGTAAGAAATTCTTAATTAGGATTTCTTAGTACCACCAAAAGTTACACGAGTCTGTCGATCAATATTGATCGGCATACTTGGATGCTGCTCCTTCATAAGATCGTTGTCTACTGCTTCAACATTTTCCTGAGCTTGTTTTTTATAATACTCAGATCTTTGTTTAGCGATCTCTTCCGGTACCCTTGCCAGCACAAGGCCACCAACTCCGATTACTCCTGCGTATTTGCCGTCTTCAACAACCGGATAATCTGAATCTGGATACTCATCAGATCTAACTAATTCATATCCTGATCTTATTCTTCCAGCGACGTTTTTAGTGTCTTGGAATCCTAAAGTTTCAGTTCTTATCCATCTGTGCTTAAAACCTGTAGGCGCAGGTGGTGCATCTAAAGATGATGGTGGAGTCCAGACCTTAGGTTTTGATTCCTTTTCTCTTGTCTGACTCGCACGCGAGGTTCTCTTATCATTACTATTATTATCCATATGCTTATACCTCCTTCGTGATTTTTAGTTGTTTCGCATACTCTTTAAGTGGCACACCTAATTTTCGTGCAATGGCTACCTGGGACGGTGTGAGTGTCACAGAATTTTTGCGACCAGTATTTGTACTTCGCTTTGCACTAGCTACTGTTTGTACGGGTTTGGTCGTTTCCCCTGTATTGCTATTACTTGTAGCAAATTTCTGGGGAAATTCAAGTCTTATTCTCTTATCAATTTCTTGATAATATTCATCAGACTGAGGGTCATAACCTTCTTCTTCCGTAAGCTTTTTATGAAGATCAAAGGCAGTATAAGTCATGGCAGTATCTTTACCAAACCATGTGTTTTTACTAGCCCATTCTTCAGCTTTTGGATCAGGGTTTTGATCAGCCTGAACCGGACGTTCTGTGTAGATAGGTTCTTTTACCTCTTTAGATTTTTTAGCATTAAACTCTTCTTGAGCCACTTTAGTCTCTTCGAGTTTAGCTTTTTTATAACCATACTCAGATATAGCAGTTAAAGCTTCTGCTTCAGCTTGAAGATCATTTGCTTCTCTAGCTGCTGCAAGTTTTGCTTGTGCTGCTTGCATCCCTGATACAATACTATCTTCTGTAGACTTTAAGTATCCGGGTTCAAGTTTTGAGATTTTAGCTTCAGCTGCTTCTCTTAATTTAATTTGTGCTCTTGCATAAGCTGCAGCTTCTTCTTTTTGTCTCTCAGCTTCTCTCCACTTACCTGTGAGTTTAGCTATACGTCTTTGTACATCTTTACTGTAATTTTCTAATTCGTGATCTTTCTTTTCTTCGGCCTCTTTAGGCTCTTCTTTCTTTTCTTCGGATGCAGTTTCCACTGTTTCAGTACTGCTTGTCTCAGTAGATTCAACTGTTTCCTGTTCAGTATTTTCCTCCGTTGAATTATCTAATTCAACTTCAGTATTAGGTCCAGATGTATCTATGTCAACTGTTTTGTTTTCTTCTTCTTGCATAGTGTTCTCCTTCTATGTTTAATATTGATGAAGTATATCTTCAGGGTTGTCGATGGTTGCTAACACTTCATCGTCATTTAGCATTCTTACTTCCCCACCATCTATCTGGATTCTTGATCCAGCATATCTTGCAAAAATTACCCAATCTCCTTTTTTACACCAAGGTCCTTCTGGAAATTTTTCTTTGTCATAACAATGTGGTCCCATAGCAAGAACTAAACCACAAGTAGATCCTACTTGTTGTCTTTCTAAAGTATCTTGTCCAAGGAATAATCCACCTTTAGTTTTTTCTGGCATTTTAAATGGCAGAACAACTAATCTCCATCCAGTTGGTTTAGGTAATTTATTTGATTCTTTTGTTTTTAAACGTTCGTAGCCATCAACTTCTTTTTGATGTGCTTCTTTGTTTTGTTTTTCGTACTTGTCTAATAATGCAGACTTAGTCTTTTTTGTCTCCGAATCGGACGACGTTTGTGAGGTCTTGTTCTCTTTCAGTATCATTTTTTGGCTCCTTTGGTTTTAGCAGGCTAGAGATTTCCTGTGATATTCTTAAATAGGCATGTGCCTGTCCCATCATATACTTGTATTTTTCCATATTGTCAATACCTCCACCAATCATGGCATCTCCAATATTTTGATATGATTCTTTTAAATATTTTTGTACTTTATTTAATATTACTAATTCTTCATTTAACATCAGCTACTTTACCTTTATTATTACCTTTCTTGATTACGTATTTTTGTGTACCGTTCGCACCGGTCTCTACTTCTTTTCGAAGATCTTTAAACAAACTTTGTTGTTTATTTTTTAGTTCTTTTTCTTTTAAAAAAGATTCTATTGTTTTTGAGTCTCTCATATTGATTAGGTATAAAGGTATCAAAAAATTTGTCAATAGCACCAAATAGTGTGTACATGAATTTATCTATCATTAGCAATTCCACTTTCTAAGTGACTTATTGATTCTTGAATCCGGATCCCTGGCTGTTTTAGCTGAAGTCAATCTTTTCTTCATGCCCTTCATCCTTGCGCAAAAACTCTTTCTTCTGTTAGCAGCTTTAGAACCTTTCTTTAATTTAGATGGTTTAGTAGTTACTGCCATTGATAATTTTGATCCAGGATTAGCTGCTCTATAAGATGCAATACCTTTACGGTTCAGGCCTCCGGAAGCAGACTTACCTTCTTTTCTTTGCCAAGCAGGAGTTCTTCCACCTTTAGCTAATTCAACTCTTTGACCATGTGGATAAGGAACTTTATGTTCTAATTGACTATAAATTTTATCTGTTCCTTTTTGAAATCTTTTTCTAAACATATGTTTTTACATTAGTTGGTTTTGGTCCTTTGTTAGAGGCTTGTCTTTTTCTTCTAACAGCAGAAGCTTTTTGTCCTTTTGACATTGATCTTGCTTTTGCAAGTGGAACACATTTTGGATATTTTCTTTTAGATCCTTTTGATCTACCACATGGTTGATACTTACCATCTTTTTTAGGTGCTCCAATGTCTACCCATTTTTCAGCAACCCATTTTCTTAATCCACCTTCTGAGTAATAACTACGCACAACCCGCTCTTTTTCTTCTAGCTAAACCAGCTCTCATCATTCCACCGTCTTTAGCTTTTTTTCTTCCACCTGGTTTTATTTTACCAGAACAAACTCCAGAAGCATACATGTTAGCATATGCAGAAGGATATACTTTGAATTTTCTTTTCGCAGCAGCTTTTCCTTTTGCACAAAGTTTTGCCATTATCTTTTACCCTTCATAGCCATTGCCATCATAGATGGTTTTTTCTTTTTATTATCTTTTTTCTTACCTCTTAACATAGCAAAATCTTTACCAGTGATTTTACCATCACCATCAGCATCAAGTTTTGCTTGACCACCTTTTAAAAATTTCATTCTTGTTTGTGTGTTATATCTTCTATTTGACATTTTATTTCCTCTTAATTAAGTCAGTTGCTTTAAGTCCGTAAACGCTCGCTATGACGCCCACGAAAATTGTCTGATACCAAAATGGAAGTTGTGAAAAGTATTCGAAGAACAATTTCATCTTTTCCATTGCACTTGGATCATCAGAAAATACTGCCCATGATAATAATGCAATAGGAGCCGAAAGTAAAATTAAAATGAATTCGTCTTTCCAGTCCGATTGCCTTGCTTCTAATAATTTGCCTTGGTACTCTGCTTCACCATTGGCCATTTTCTCTGCATGACGCATTTGTGCATCCGCCATAAGCATTTTAGTCTTCTGACGGTTTTTAAAAATATGAGAGCCAGCTTGAACGGCTAATTTAATAGCACCAAACCACATATTAGTACGCTTTTGATTTTCTATTCTTTTCTTTTAGTACTGCACCTTGACCTTGAACTTCCATTTCAGGTCCACCAGTACCAATATAGTTAAAAGATCTGTTAGCAGTGTTTTTTGATCTTGGATCAATCTCAATTTCTTGCTCACCAACTTTAACTTCCATTATTTTATCAAGTTTTTCCATTTTTTCTCCTTGGTTTAGATTTACCAGCCTCAGATAAAGCAATTGCAATAGCTTGTTTACGCGATTTTACTTTTTTCTTAGACTTCCCTATAGGCAATTCACCTTTTTTGAATTCCCTCATGACTTTTTTAACCTTTTTTTCTGATTTTGTCATTTTATTTCTCATTTATTCGTCTCCTTTTCTCATAATTGAAATATTAGGCATCATACTACCTTGATTTTTCATCATTGAGTCAGTGCTTGGTATAGTTTTTGATAAAATTGTTTTTTCAATTGATGTATCAGCTCTTAATTTTGCTAATTCTTCGTTTTGTTCTAGTTTTTCATCTTGATTTGCTTGGTTCATCATAGTTTTCATCTTATCAAGATCCATTCTCTCCTTGCCTTCACGTTCTTTTCTCTCATTTTCCATTGCTCTAAGGTCTAATTCTCTTGCTCTTAGTTTTGCAATTGGATCATTATCGAATTGTGAAGTAATTTTCTTCTCTTCGTTCATAAATTCTTCCATCATCTCAGCAATCAATTGTGCTTTTCTTGCTTCAATTCTTTGTTGCATCATCATTAACTGAGTTTGCATCTGTTGTGCCATCTGTGGATTCTGTTGCATCATCATTTGCATCTGTTGAATCTGTACAAGTTCATCTCTAAACTCTAATTCAACTTGTTCTTGAGCCATTAAAGAAATATGTTCAAAAATATTTTTCTCTAATGAAGCCATAACCATTGGATTATTTCTTGCAATGTTTGTTGCCATGAAATTTAAGTGAGCAGTAATATGTGCTCTATGGTCTTGACCAGGAAACGCTTGAAACTGTCTGCCACCTAAAGCATCAATATGTTCTAATGCAGGATCTTTTGGTGTAGGTTGTTGTGGTCTTACTAAAAGTTGATCAATATTTTTTACACCTAAAGCTTCATACATACTTCTGTACGCTTGATACATATTATGCATTTGTGGATTTGAGGTTGCCAGTTGGAGTTCAGTTTGCGCTAGTGAAATACGCTGTGTTTGTGAGAAAATATTGGGGTCAGCAACTGGCAATATATCTACCCGATCATCAAAATCAGATTGTTTAATCATCTTTTGACCCCCAACTACATCATATGGATACTCTTGGGGTAGATATAACTTGAATACTCTAGCCATGATTCTAAATTCATTTTTCAAAGCTGAGTAAATTCTTTTGTGTATTGCTGACATGGTTCTTGAGCCACGTTCTAATAATGCAACAGTTGTTCCAACTGCAGCTTGTTGATTACCATCACCAACTTGTAAATCAGCAATAGAAGCAAATCTTTGACCTGCTTGAACCACAACACCCATCAAACTTAATAATGTTTGAGAAGGTTCTTTAAACGGAAGCATCATAAATGAATCTCTTAAATTTCCTCCAGGTGCATCAACATCTCTAAACTCACCTGGTTGAATTGATTGTGCATCATCTCTAATTCGAATACCACGCATTTTAAATCCTGCTGGTAAATTAGATAATGTACCTGCATCGAGTAATTGTCTTAATGCAGTTGTAGCTGTTCTTGATAATCCACCAATCATGTGAATTAAACCAAAACCATAAAAACCTAAACCTGGTAAAAATTTGAAATGTACAAAGTATTGTATCTTTCTTTTCATTGGATCACCTACTTCGTAGTTTCTTCTAATAGATAATATTTCTCTTGATCCTTCTTCTAAAGTTACAATGTATGGAATCTTAATTCCTGACGGCTCACCAGTCTGTTGATTGACATCTTCAAAACCTTCTAAATCTAAATCAACATGACACTCTAATAAAGTAAATACATCTTCATCTTTTGTTTTTCTAACTCCTTCAAGTTCTCTTTCTTTTTTCTCAACATCTGTTTCATTGTCTTGAGGTTTACCTAATTCTACATCTTTATAGAATCCTGCAACTTGTTGTTTTCTTAAATCGTTTTCAGAAATTTTTACACGATGAATAATTGCTTCCGCATCATCTAATGAGGTAGCTGTGTACGGAACAATTAAATCATCTGCAGGAACAAATTTACTTACGGCTCTTTGTTCCATATCATCATAATAGACTTTTTTAAAAGCAGAACCTGCTAATGGTAGATTAAATAACATCTGATCAAACTCAGGTTCGTATTCTTTCATTTGATCCATTATTTGATAATTCATAAAATCTTTTACTCTAGTTGCCTGATCTGTTTTTTCTGGAGTAGGCATTCCTAAAATTTGTGTTCTTACGGGTCCATCTGCTGGTAATAATTCTTTATATGCTAAAGCTTGAAACTGAGTAACTGCTTCTGCTAATACTGGATGTGTTGCACCACTTGCACCACTAAATGGTTCTGTTCTATTATCGTATTTAAAACCTAATAAATCTAAACCTTGAGTATAAGTTTTTTCCCAATCTTTTCTTGACATAGAATAATCCATGTACTTAGAATTAAGATCAGATGCTAATGCACCTAATACATCATCAGGTAAAAATTCTGCTAAGTTTGCATAGTGTTCATCTCCACCTTCAGGTGAAGCTGCAGCTGGATCTAAATTAATATCTACAGATCCATCTTCATTCTCTTGAACTTCTACATCATCAGGTGATTGAATTTCTTCTTGAACTTGTTCAACTACTTGTTCTTGAATCTCTTCTTGACCTGGTATTTCAAATTCTTTTCTTGGTTCGTTCGGTAGAGCTTTGTCTACGTTGTCCATATTGTCTGCCATTTATTTTCTCCGTAAGTTTTACATCTTTAACAGTATTATAAGAAATATTCAAGCCCTGACTGTCTGGGCCTTTTTCTGGTGGTACTGTGGTTGTTAGTCTTTTAATCATCTGGGAATCCGAAATCTTTAGATTCTTCAAGAGTATCAATACCTTGTTTAACCTTAGTTCTAAATTTCTCTATACCTGTTTTAGCATCAACTATAACATCATCCAAAGTTTTCTTTGGTTTGATAATTTGATTAATTATATCTTCTTGAAATTCATCTCTAAAATTAATAGGACCATAACCATAATCATCTACAAGATTACTTCCATAATAAGCTAAATCATCAGCAGTTGGAGGAGTATCTCCTGGTCTATATATTTTAGAATATTCTCTAGCTATGTAAGCATCTTTACCCGATCCAATTTTTTCTTCTTTTACTATTATATCATCTGTTGCTTTTTTAGGTTTAGCAACTTCAATATCTATATGAGATCTTACATTTGGAGAAATTTTTTCAATCATCATTGATGCGTCTTCTGCATTATCAAAAAAATAATCTTCAGGTATTTTTCCATTTTTAGAATAAGCTTCTAATATTTGTTTTCCTTTTTTAGTTAAGGGTTCAAATTGAACAAAATAACCAGAAGCATCTACTACTCTACCATCTATATAATCTGCATCATCTGATACTCTTAATTTAATTTTTATATCATCAACTTTTTGACCTGCAGTTTTAATTGAAGAAAGACCTAATGCTTTTAATCCAGCCATCATTCCAGTTGATGCAACTATTTTATTAAAGTCTCTTCTACTTTCTCCATAATCAGAAAGTCTCTTATCAATAACTTGTTCTAAGGTTTTATTATTATCTACTTTACCTAATTGCTTACTAGCATTTTTAATAATTTTATCTCCAAGTTTTATTGCAGTGCCAACAGGTATAAATGTTTCACTAGTTAAAGATAATTGTGAACCCATAGTTTTTACTTCAGGTGACAAATCTTCTTCTTGTCTTGTAACTAATTCTGATAATCCAATTGCATCAGACCATGTACCTGGTTGAATATTTTTTAATGAAGATAGAAACATTTCTTTACTTGGTTTCTCTCTTAATAATTTTGAAGCAAGATCTCCAACAGCAAAAGGAAGTTTAGATAATACTTCACCAGCGTTAACTGCACCCTCAACTGTTTTACTTGCATAGTAAGGAATGTTTCTAACATCAACTATATTTCCTAATTGTGCTAACTTACCTTCTTGAAAACCAATTCGACCTCCTTCTGCATTTCCTTCTCTTGGAAAATATTGTGCAGCAAAATCTTTTATATTCATACCCGTTCCTTTTTCAGAACCTGCTTCAATAAACATTCTGGTAACCATAGCCCAGTAATCGGTACCACCTGCAAAATTAACTCTACCACCTTCATTAAATTTTTTTATAAATTTTATACCACCTTCTTTTTCACCAGTATCAATATTGTATTTACCGTATCCACTAAATCCTTCTTCACCTTCATTATAACTCAAACCTATTTTTCTATTTTTATAACTTCCAGGATCTTCTAAATAAATTTCTTTACCGTTATATTTTATTTTATCTCTAAACTTTCCATATTGATAATCACCTATAAGATTTATCTTTTCAGATACTGGAATGTCTAATTTTAATATAGCATTTACAACTTGTTGATTAGACGTTATTCCTGCTGGTGCACCAGCAATTTGTTGATCACCTGATATGCTTCCAGAAGCTTGAATATCAATTGGTTTCTTTTTAGTTCCACCATTACCAAATTCAATTCTACCATCTACCAGTTTTGGTTCTGTAGATACGGGTTTGATTGCTTCGTAATAATCTGTGCTTGTTAATTCTTTATTCTGATATGCTTTATCTGTAAATTCAGATTTCAACATATTAATCGTTTGTGGACTAATTGTATTTTTAGCCGCTTGAGTATCTAATGTTTTTAGATAGTTCGTATAGATTGGTTTTCTCTTTGGAACAATAGGTTCTCCTTGTTCCAGGAAGTAGGATGCGATGTCTTTTGACACTTTAGTCTCCTAATATTGAAGCGACTCCGCCTTTTGCTTTTTTTAATTTTTCTTCTTTAGCAGCTTTAATTAAAGCTTCT